GCACGTAAAAGACTCCTTAGTTCGAAATGTATTGGTCACAGCATGGGATGAGAAAGACGATGAACTTGCAGCATTAGTTAAGTCTAAAGTCAAATCAGCCCTTGATGAAGGCAAATCACTTTGAACGTAGAGAAATACGAGCAAAGATTACGTCAGCGAGTCGGAGAAGCAGAATATGGACGTCATAAAGAGCTTGTCCGTCTTCTGGCGCGCAATCTTGCTCTTGAAGACCTTTTGTGGTCGGAAATTCTTATATGTATTCGGGATGTTAACGCTCGAACAGAGCTCTTGCGACAAAGAAATCAAATCGTTCGTGACATACATACTGAATTCAGAGCGTTGAATATCGAAGTACCAACAAATGTAGAAAAAAGCACCGCAGACTTTGGTGCATTTTTAGAGGAATTAACAGATGATAAAAAACCAAAACCACCTAAAGACACTATTAACAGGTAAAGGTGGATTAGATTCAAGACAATTAGAAAATATATTCAATAAGTGTAGACAAGATAGACACAAAATGAGAAAATTAGTCAAAGCATTTTGTTCTGCATATCTTATCGATGGAAAACAACGAGCATTACGTTTAAGACCACTTCAAGAAGACATTATCTTAGAATGTTTAATGTTAAGAGATGATGATAAACAAACTAAATTAGCTATATTAGCTCCACGAGGTAGTGGGAAATCATTCGCTTTGTCTGTAGCGGTAACTATATATATGTTTTTTAATAGATTTAGAGATTTAGTATTTATACTTGCTCCTACAGAAGACCAAGCTGCATTAATCTTTAATTATGTATATAGACATTTTGCTGATAACCCCTTTCTCAATGGATTAGTAGCTAATTATAGATTTCATAATAAGCCCAACATAACACTTAAGGGGGGCACTATAATGAGAAGAGCTCCATTAGCGCCAAGTAACCAAGGTCAAGCTATTCGCGGACAACACCCTACGTTCCTAGTAGTTGATGAGTCTCCTCTCATCGACGATAAACTATTTATAGACAATGTAGAACCGGCGATAGTTTCAAATAAGGCCCCGTTCATAAATTTAGGTACACCAAAGTCAAAAGATAACCACATGTGGAGATATTTGTATGATGATGGGTATGCAGAGACCTTCAAAAGACTTCATTATACATGGCGTGATGCAGTGAACCAAGGAGATGCTTATTCAGCTCCTTACACTGAAGAAGAAATGTTAGATAAAATGACAGAATGGGGTGAAGATTCCATTTATTGGCGAACTGAATATGAATGCGAGTTTGTAGAGTCGGTATCGAATGTATTTACTCCAGAAAAAATAAAAAGGTGTTATGATGATTACGAAATTACTAGATTGGATGCAGATGGATACAAGGGAGGAAGCAACATTAATGTTGGGGTTGACATTGGTAAATCTGTTAACTCTACTGTTATTAGTGCATGGTCCCTTGAAAAGTCTGATGATGAAAATATTGCACGGCTTATCTATATTGAAGAGATTAATGCCCGAACTGGTGGACACGATATTCCATACCAACGTCAACGTATTATGGACGTTACCAATCAGCTTGGGGCTAATCGCCTTATTGTGGATTGTACTGGTATTGGTGGTGCGGTTGAACAAGATTTACGGTTGGCGTGCTTAGATGCTGGCGTTCATTTTGTGCCGTTTATTTTTACAGGTGGTCCGAAAGGTACTAAGACCCAAATGTATAGAGACTTCGTCTCATATGTCCAACAAGGAAGAGTAAGAGTACCCAACCCTGAACACCTACCCCCAGATATGGCTAAGTTAATACATAAATGGACAAAAGAACATATAGATTTAGAATATACTATGGATGCGGCTAACAAAACTGAGAAAATTGCTGCACCGAGTGGTAGACATGACGATTATTGTGATAGTTCTGCTATGGGTATACATGCTACTTTAAGTATGTTACCTATGACAGGTAATTTTGGACAAAGTGTTATATCTCGGCCTATTAATAAAACACAAAGGCTAGGACGTCCGCAACATAGTACAGGTCCTATTTTTGCCACTGGACATAGAAAACATACTCTAAACAAACAGCCATTACGTGGAATCTAGCAAAAACTTTATATACTCATTAAGATTAGTTATTTAAAGCCATGTCGTTTATAGATAATGTTAGACGCAGATTTGCCAGTATTGGCAGCAATCCCGCGTACAAGAAAGACGACCCTCGTAGTTACGGTGAAGGTGTAATTCAACGTCTCAAAATTAATAGAGGATTCTCTGTAGGACAAGATAAAGATTTTGAACCTCATATAGGAAAAAATAGAACTTATATGAATATATATCTATCTGACCCTATAATTAGAACTCTTATTGATTTACCTTGCTTATATGCAGTTAAAGATAATTTTGATATTGTAACTGATGATGAAGACCTTCGCGAAGAGTTAGAAGAAATGTTCCGTGATATTAATCTAGAGAACATTTTATACGGGTGGTTAAGAAATGCAAGAATATTTGGAAGTGCTTATTTAGAATGGACTGGAGACAACCTAGTGTTACGTTCCAGCCAGAATATGTATGTAAAAAGAAATGAGCACGGACAAGTTATGTACTACTATCAAAAAGTAGGAGATGACGAAGAGAATGTAAGGTTTGAAGAAGATGAGATAATACAGCTTAATAACAATTCTTTTGATGATTTAGCTTATGGTCTCTCTGATATTCACCCTATTATATATTTAGTTGATTTAAAGGATTACGCTGAAAGAGATATAGGTGCTGCACTTAATAAATATGCATCTAGTAGATTTGATGTAAGTGCTGGGTTACCTGATATGCCTTATGGTCCTGATAAAATTAATGAAATAGTTGATGCATTTAATTCCTTAGCTCCCGGTGAAGACATTATCCATGGAAACGACATACAAATAAAAGAACTACAAGGAACACAGAGAGCATTTGAGTATGGAAAATATACAGATGACATACTTGATAAAATACACATGGCTTTGAAAGTTCCTAAAACAATGTGGACTGAACCAGAAAGAGCACGTCCAATTTTTGAACCATATGTAAGATATTTACAGACTATGGTAGAGGGAGCACTTAATGCCCAGCTTATGCCACAATTAGAAAGTGGTGAAGCAAAATTTAAGTTTAGGCAAATTAATGTTAACGATGCATTCACTAAAGCTAAGACCGATATGATATATCTGTCTGAAGGTGTATTATCACCCGGTGAAGTTAGAGAAGAGCGTGGTCTTGACCCAGAAGGAGTTACTGAATTAGATATGGAAACTTCTGAAGATGTTAAGGCTTCTCCAATCCAAAAAGAAAAGAGTGATAAGAATGCAAACATCTCTGGTGGAAAAAATCAAGATAAACGAGAAGAATCCTCCAGAGCACAAAATAGGGGCAACAAGCCCTCCGCAAACGCAACAGGGGATAGAAAATGACATTTGAAAAGTGTATGATACAAACTAAAGCAAACCTGAAGAAGAGGGGTTTTGATAACCCTGAAGAGATTGCAGCTGGCATGTGTAGCATGTGGGCGCAAGAGAATGGCGTGGAGCGGGAATTTGCGGAAACTAAAACTGAGCCTACTCGCAGGTCATTCGCACTTTCAGTAGGTGAGAGTGATGATATGACTTATACAAGCGATGATGGAGTTGATTCTGTATCTTTCCCTGTTATCGCTATTACATCCGGTCCTCACGAATATGAGGAAGAAGGAGAACAACATAAAGTTTATATAGAAGGAGGTATGTTAAAAGATAATATAGAAAGTTTTAACGAGCTTCCTATTTATGTAGACCATCAACGAACAGCTGAGGATTTAATCGGCATGGCAACGAAACCTGAGCTAATCAAGATGGATAATGGAAAGACCGCTGTTAAGATGTTGGCAACAGTATCTAACAAATATGGCCGTGGTCAAGAGGTAATGAACAAAGTCAAGGACGGAGATATGACACATGTTAGTATTGATTGGTTTTCCAACGATATTGATGTGATGGGTGATACATTCGCTACTAAGATTCGTCCTACAGAGGTAAGTTTCATTGACAATGAAAAGATGGACCCAGTCTGTAATGAATGTACTATAGAAACGAAATGTGATTCACAAGAACCGGAAGACGACCACGACTGTGGTTGTGGTGGCCAAGAAGGAGATTGTGGATGTAAGTCAGAAAACACAGAGGTAAATATGTCAGAAGAGACAAAAGAAACAACTGTAAAGTCCGACGCAGAGAACATTGTCGAACGCGAGTTCGCTTCACTAAGAACACAACTTGAAGCAGCAGAAGCATCTAAGAAAGAAATCGAATCTGAATTTAAAGCAGCTATGAAAGAATTAGAAGCATTTAAGAAGTCAGAAGAAGAAAGACTTGAAAAAGAAGCAGAAGCTCGAAAAGTTGAAACAGTTGAAGCAATTATATCCCGCGAAGTTTTATTCGGTACTATCGAAGAAACTAAGAAGGATGCTCGTGTAGAGGAACTCTCTGCATGGGATGAATCCAGATTGACTGGATTTAGCGACGCTCTAGCAGCAATGCCAGAGCCAAGCAACGAAGTCGAAAGGTCATTCGGAAAAGGTAAATCAGCTGACGAAGGTGAAGTACCAGAAACCGAAAGACAGTTCGGTATGAAAGTAGTCGATGGAAAAATAAAAATTAACAAAGACTATTATAGAGGTGAATAAATATGGCAACAGAAATATTAGTGAACGACGGAGGAGCACCCTCACGTATACTACCTTTTACAGCTAACGGAGCTATATCAGGTGGAGAAGTAGTAGAGATTGAACTCTCAGGAACTGCTAACGACGTACGTCAAGCAGCTGCTGATTCAGTAGTTACTTGTGGTGTAGCCCTAACTGATGCAGCAGACAACGGACCAGCCAGCGTTATAACTGGCCACGGCGTAATTTTAAACATTTATGCTACTGGCGCAGTCGCTGTTGGTGACTTT